CAACGACGCGATCAGCCTGGAATTCACCATTGGCAATGCCGACGGCGGCTACCAGTTCCTGATCCCAGAGATGGAGATCACCGCTGATTGGCCGGATGGCGGCTCGACCGACATCATTCAGGTCGAATTGAACTACACCGCTCGCCGCGTGGCGCCGACAATCACCCGCCTGCCGGCACCGATCGTAGTGGCTGCCGTGGATGTCACCCCGGCCACCCTGAGTGTTGCAGTTGGCGAAACCGGCGATCTGGAAGCGGTAGTCACCCCGGCAGGTGCCAGCCAGCAGGTCAGCTGGACCAGCTCCGCCCCGGCCATTGCCAGTGTTAGCGAAACCGGCCTTGTCACCGGCCTGGCTGCCGGCACCGCCACCATCACCGCGACCAGCGCTGCAGACGGCACCAAGACCGACACCTGCGCTGTCACCGTCACCGCCTAACCCTTTGCCCGGCGCGCCCTGCGGTGTGCGTCGGGCCTTTTACCGCAGAGGAATACCATGGGCATCACCATTGCAAAGAAGCCTGAGCTGGACATCAACGGCGAGCGCTGGGTGCACTTCAAGGTTGGCCCGGACGGCCTGGCCGTGAAATGCGACAAGGGGCCGGACACTGCGTCGATTCTGGTGGCGTCCATCGCCAACCCGATCTACAAGTCGCACCAGGCCGTGATCCGCCGGCACCTCGCCGCACTGAACCAGCAGGCCGGGGTGGGCACCGCTGGTTTCACCGTCGACTCCATCCCCGATGTTGAGCTCGAAACCGACGACGACCTGTTCATCGACCTCGCCGCCAAGCACCTGATCAAGGATTGGCAGGGAATCGATGTCGAAGAGCGCCCGGGCGAGCCAGCAAAGTACAGCCCGCAGTTGTGCAAGGCGCTGATCGAGCAGTTGCCAAACGTCTACTTCCTGGCCCTGCGCACCGCCCTGGACATCGCCAAGCGCATCGAGGAGCAGGCCCAGGCCACCGCGGAAAAGCAGTAGCGGCATATCGCTGGGGTAGGGACTGGGCCGGGCCGGAGAACGAGAAGAAGCGCTGGAAGCATGAGCGCCTCGGACTGAAGGCCCAAGAGCCGCCCGAGATCGATGATGTGGTGGCCGAGATTCTTGAGGCCTATGCCTACATCAGCCGGTCCCGGCAGTACGTCGGCATGGCCGGTGCACCTGCACCCATCTCGCCGGCGGCCATCACCGAATACCTCGACCGCTACCCCGCAGCGATATGCCGCGAAGAGTTCGATGCCGCCATCTTCGCCCTGGACGACGAGTTCCGCCGGCGCTGGGATGAGCAGCAGGAAGAGGCTCGGGCCGAATCAGAAGGCAAGGGCAGGCGTAAGACGCGTTGATATGCGCAGGGCTGTGCTAAATTCTGGCAATCTCTTGGAGGAAGCCATGAATCGACTGTTGCTAGTTGCCGCCATTGCCTTGATGCCGGCCGGCGCCGCCTTTGCGAAAGCGCCTGACCAGTGCCAGAAAATATCGGACCTTGCGGCTGAGGCGATGAAGGCTCGGCAGGATGGCGACCCGTTGAAGGACGCCATCAAATCGGTGGGAGACGGCAGCAAGTTCTCGGAAGCCATGGTTATGAAGGCCTACCAGGTTCGGGTGTTTGATGACACCAAGGAGCGGGCCACCGCAATCTCCGAATTCCAGAATGCAGCCTACCGAGAGTGCTACGACGCTCACAACTGAACAACGAATCGACAAAGAACCCGCCTCGAGCGGGTTTTTTTATGCCCGGAGAATGACATGGCGCAGGAATCCCGCCTGGCGGTAACCATCGACTCGCGGGGCGCCAAGCGCAATGCGGATGACCTTACTGGTTCGCTCAATGACATGACGCGAGCAGGTGATGCGGCTGCGGCATCTGCTGATGGTGTGTCTTCCAGTCTTGACGATCAACGCAAGGAACTTTCCCAGCTGCTGGGTCAGATCAACCCAACGGTTGCAGCGCTCGGTCGTCTTGACGACATGCAGGAGAAGCTGGCCAAGTTCAAGAAGGCTGGGATTGTCGAGAGTGATACCTTTGTCGAGTACACGCAGCGCATCAACACGATGCGAGATGCCTTGGGGGAAACTGCCGAAGGCATGAACAGGGCGGGCATGTCGACCAAGGCCTACCAAGCTGCGCTGCGCGGCGTCCCGGCACAGTTCACCGATATCGCAGTGAGCCTCCAGAGTGGGCAGGCTCCGCTGACTGTGCTGCTGCAACAGGGCGGCCAGCTCAAAGACATGTTCGGCGGCATCGGCCCTGCAGCACAGGCGCTCGGCGGGTACATCCTGGGCCTGGTGAACCCATTCACTGTTGCGGCAGCCGCCGCTGGCGCGCTGGCCCTTGCCTATTACAAAGGGTCCGAGCAATCCGATGCCCTGCGCGACAGCCTGATCCTGACCGGAAACTTCTCGAAAGCCTCCGAGGCGCAGTTGATCGGCCTGGCAGAGTCTGCGGACAAGGTGACAGGTACGTTTGGGCAGGCGGCCGGCGCACTGGCGCAACTCACCGCCGCGAGCGCGAACACTACCGGCAACCTGAAGCTCATCACCACGACGGCTGTCGAGATGCAGCGGGTCACCGGAAAGGCAGTAGAGGACACGGTCGCCGAGTTCATCAAGCTGGGCAAGGACCCGGTGGCTGGCATCGTCGAGCTCGACGAAAAATACCGGTTCCTGACTGCCTCGGTATACGCCCAGATCAAGGCCCTGTCGGATCAGGGTAACGCTGTGGCGGCCGCAGACCTGGCAGAGCGCACCTACGCCGAGGCAATGGGGCAGCGCACTTCAAAAATCCGCGAGAACCTGGGGCTGATCGAGCGCGGATGGCTCAACATCAAGGACGCCACCAACGAGGTCCTTGACGCCTTCGCCAGCATCGGGCGGAAGAGCGTCGAGAGTGAAGGCAAAGCCATCACTCAGCTGCAGCAGAAGATTGCCTACCTGCAGAGCACGCTGGACACTGCCTACGAGGACAACGACGCCCGCGATCGCATCGCCAGCCTTCAGGCTGAACTGAAGCAGCGGCAAGACATCCAGCAGACCAACGCAAAAACCCTTGAAGAGGAACAACAGCGCCGTCGCATACAGGAGAAGGGGCGCAAGGGTCTGGACGCACTGGATGCGTCCTACAAAAGCTCGTTGACCCAGACCCAGCGCCTGAACAAGGAATTGACCGACCTCGACAAAGCGCGCGATAAGGCTGCGGCTGCCGGGGTGTTCACCGCTGCGGAGGAAGCGAAATACGCCCAGTCTCGCAAGAACATCGAGAAGGAAATCGCCGACATCAAGGAGCGTGAGGCGAAGAAGAATGCTCCTAAGAACGTCAACCGTGGCGTGGCAGAGGCGGAAAATACGTTCGCTCGCCTGTATGGCCAGTACGACCCAGCTGCTCAGGCCGCCCGGGCGCTGACCAAGGAGCAAGGCCAACTCGACCTGGCATTGAGCAAGGGCAAGATCACCCAGGAGGAGTACAGCAAGGCGCTGGCCCAGGCGTCGATCAACTACGCCGCCGCCATCAAGGGCGCCAAAGGCCTGACCCAGGCCGAGGAATACCGGGCGCAGCTCCAAAAACAGCTGGACAATGACCGCGCCCAATACAGCCTGGATGCAGCCAGTGTTGGCATGGGCGACCTGCAAACGCAGCGCATGCAGCAGCGCGTTCAGCTCGAGCAGCAGACCAACGATCGTATCCTGCAGCTGCGCACCGAACTGGCAAACGCCACGACGGAGAAGCAGCGCCAGGACCTGCAAGCGCAGATCGACTTGACGAACGAGTTCCTTCCGCAGCAGCTGGCGGCTCTACAGGCTGGATGGACTCAGATGGACCAGGCCATGCTCAACCCGATCAACGGGTGGACGGCTGCGGTGCAGAACTTCGGCAACCAGGCGCGCGACATTGCCGGTCAGACGCAAAGCCTGTTTGCCGGAGCGTTCAATGGCATGACCGACGCCATCTACAACTTTGTCACGACTGGCAAGCTGTCGATGTCGGATTTGGCCGCCACTTTCGCATCCGGCGCCTTGCGCATGTTGATCCAGTGGGGTACCGCTCAGGTGGCAATGGCCGCCCTGAACGCCTTCACATCTACTGCGGCTATTCCAATCGTAGGGCCATTCGCTGCTCCGGCAGCAGCAGCTTCTGCGCTTGGGTCGGCCGGTAGTTTTATGGCAACGATCAACTCTGTCGCAGGTATGGCGCACGACGGGATTGACTCCGTGCCAAAGACTGGCACATGGCTGCTTGAGAAGGGTGAGCGAGTAGTTACCTCGAAAACATCTAGAAAGCTCGACGCAACCCTTAACGCCATTAACTCAAATGAACGGGTCTCGATTGCAGAGGGTTCGCGATCGTCTTCGGCAGCGTCTGGCAGCAATACAGCCGTGACCGCCGTGCCGGCCAAGGTCACCGTCAACCTGATCGAAGACCGGTCCCGTGCCGGCACTGTTGATCAGCGCACCGGTGACGACGGCCAACTGCAGATCGACGCCTTCGTGGCTGACATTTGGGGCGGCGGCGAAAGGGCGCAGGCCATCGAAGCGGCCTACGGGCTGTCGCGCAACCCAACGTAGGTAGATCCCATGACCACCGAAACCGACGAGGCCGACAGCGGGGCGGGCACAACCGCGCCCGAGCCAGTTGTTCCGCCTGACGAGAAAGAGCTCCTGCTGCAAAGGCGGCTCGCCCGCATCGAGGAAGCGCTGGGCCTCAGCCCTCTCACCTAAAACGCAAACCTCAGCTGAGGAACGGCAATGATTCAATACCCGGCAGAATTGCCACTTCCGCTGCAGGATGGCTATGGCTACACGACCGTTGACCCGATGCGCTCGACGCCGATGGTCACCGGACGCCGCCGATACCGGAAGGCGCATAGCTATGTACCGTCTGAGCTGACGTTCAACTTCGTGTTTGAAGAGGATGAGGCGGCATTCTTCGAAGCGTGGTATGCGCGAACGCTGAATGATGGGCTTGAGTGGTTCGAAATGCCGCTCCAGCTGCCGGCCGGCTTCACCACCTATCAGGTCCACTTCATCGGCATCTACAGAAAGGTTGAGTTGACGCAAGTGAAGCGCTGGAGGTACTCCATCAACGCCGAACTGAAGCAGCGTCCGCTGATTCCCGAAGGCTGGGAGCAGTTCCCGGAGTACTGGTTCAACAAGAACGTCATCGACGTTTCTGCGAACAGGGAGTGGCCTGAAGCATGAGCCTTATCGAGGAGTGCTATGCCTCGGGCAGGGGCGAACTGGTCGATACCATCGAAGCCAGGAAGGAGGGCGGCACCGTATCCCACCTGTACTGCTCGGGATGGGAAGACCGGGTGTGCACCACCGAGGACGGGCGCACGCTCACGTTCATCGCGATGGCCATGGACCTGGCGCTGCCCAGGAACGACAACAGCGCTTTCCAGAACCTGGTGCTTGGCCTGGACAACGTGACCGGCGAGGTGCAGGAGGTGGTGGAGGAGGCGAAGGCAGCCGACGAGCGATTCATCATCACCTTCCGCCGATACCTGGCCGAAGACCTGTCGTTCCCGCAAGAGCGGTACCGCATGACGCTGCTCAGCCGGGAATATGAGGACGATGTCGCCAAGCTCACCGCTGGCTTCTTCGACCTGCTCAACACCAACGGTCTCCGCACCATCCTGACCACATCCCTGGCACCTGGCCTGAAGTACATCTGACCATGATCGAGAAATTCATGCGCGCCCCGTATCGCGAGGGTGCACGGGGGCCTATTGCCTTCGATTGCTGGGGGATGTGCCGGGCAATCCGTCACGACCTGTTTGGCCTGCCTTGGCTCCCGCCCCTGGGAGCGGTTG